GCCATTTCCAATGCTGACAAGCTGAAGATGATGATGCGTGAATCTGAAGGCGTTGGCGAAGCTGACACGAAAATTTCTCCTGAACAAATGAAATTGCTTGAATTAATGATGCTGCAACAGCAAGGCGTAAGAGATAAAGCTGAACGCAAAGCGTTCCCACCACCGTCCATGATGAAAAAAGGCGGCGAAGTTAAACGCAAAAAGAAGCCTAAGATGGGCGCAGTTATGAAAGGCCGTGGCGGCTCATACAAAGGAATGAAATAATGGGCAGTTTTGAACGTAAAACAGGTGGTGGTGGAAGCTCCAGCAAAAAGCTCAGAGGCCAAGGAGCTAAACGAAAGGTACTTCGTCAGCCACCTATTAAGGAATTTATGGACGACAACCCTGAGGCAACTCCCACGACTACTCCCGCTGACGCTGCTCTTGCGGCACTGTTAGATTCAATTTACGACGAACCCCAAGGTTCCACAAAAGCAACCAAGAAAAAGTATAGTGGCCGTGGTGATGGGAGTGCTGAACGCTTAGATCTGATAAGAAAAGAAGTTATTAGGAATAATCCATCTTTTGGCGAAGATGGTAAGTTCACTAGCAGTATATCCGGTAAAAGCTACATGAACGGCGGCTCTGTCCGTGCTTTTAACAATGGTGGTGCGGTTATGAAAGGCCGTGGCCCAAAATTTAAAGGAACAACATAATGAAAAATCCTAGTAAAAGTCAGGTTGGTCTTAAAAAACTTCCTAAAGACGTTCGCAATAAAATGGGTTATTTTGCCAATGGCGGCAATGTTCACAAGATGCCAGACGGTTCAATGATGTCAGATAACGATCCATCTATGGGAAGTTACGAACATGGCGGTCAGGTTTCAAACTCTGGTAAGTCCCGTGGTGGCGGTGCAGCACTCAGTGGCACTAAGTTTACTGGGGTGAAGTGATGCCTAAAATAACCATAGACATTCATCTTCCTTATGATGATATGCCTGAATATGACATGCCAGAAGATGAGGTATTGATTGTTGAAGACATTGTTGATGAGGACGTTTCAGAAGAAATTGTTATTACTTGCCCCACTTGTGGACAAGTAATTGCTGAAGATGTTGATGAAGACTAACCGCAGCATTATGACAGGAGCCTAAAATGGCGATTGAACAAGGATTAGGTGCTGGCGGGATTCCCGACGAGCCGATAGCTGAAGATAACACTCGTATGATGGAGCTACCTGAACTTCTTGCTGAAGTTCCCGGCGTTACTGAGCTTGATGATGGAAGTGTCATCGTTGGCGAATACGAAGAAGAAGGCGAGCCTGTAGAAGAAATCGAGTTCGAGGGGAACTTGGCTGACGTTATGGACGAAGGCGATTTAAACGATATATCTTCTAGTCTTGTTGGTTCTATAGACGATGACCTTTCTGCCCGTTCCGACTGGGAAGACACTTACAAGAAGGGCCTTGAGTTCCTTGGCATGAAGACTGAGGAGCGCAGTGAGCCGTTTGAAGGTTCTTCTGGCGTTATCCACCCGTTACTTGCTGAGAGCGTTACACAGTTTCAAGCTCAAGCTTACCGTGAGATGCTACCATCTAGCGGACCTGTCAGATCACAGGTTGTTGGCGCTCAGAACGAAATTCTTGTTAAGCAGGCAGAGCGCGTTAAAGATTATATGAATTATATGATCACTTACGAAATGGAAGAATACGATCCTGAGATGGATCAGATGTTGTTCTATCTCCCTGTAATTGGTTCTACATTCAAGAAAGTTTACTTCGATCCTTTAAAGGGTCGCGCTGTTAGTAAGTTTATTCACGCTGAAGACATCATCGTGCCTTATGGCGCGTCTGATTTTGCGTCTTCGCCTCGCATTACACATCGTTTGTCTATGGATTCTAACGAGATTCGTAAGCTACAACTTGCAGGATTTTACCGTGATATTGATCTTCCTAGCCAAAGCGAAGGCGAAGATTCGTCTATGGATGAGGTCGAAGAGTCAATAGATGACATCCAAGGCATTCACCCTTCTGGTCCCTCCGAAGAACTTACATTGTATGAAGTTCACACATCCTTAGACATTGATGGCTTTGAGGATTTGGGTGCTGATGGCGAGCCTACAGGATTAAAGCTTCCGTACATTGTAACCGTGATTGCTGACTCAGGTGACGTTCTTTCTGTGCGCAGGAACTACGATCCAATGGACCCTATGAAGCGTGCAAAGCAGTATTTTGTACACTACAAATTCCTGCCCGGTTTGGGCTTTTATGGCTTAGGTCTAACGCATATGATTGGTGGATTGGCTCAAGCTTCTACGTCTATCCTGCGTCAACTTATAGATGCAGGCACGCTCTCTAACCTACCAGCAGGCTTTAAAGCCCGTGGCGCTCGTATCCGTGATGAAGATTCTCCCCTTCAGCCCGGTGAGTTCCGCGATATTGATGTGGTTGGAGGCACCCTGCAAGGCTCTTTGATGCCCCTCCCTTTCAAGGAGCCTTCAGGGACGCTTTATAACCTTCTTGGTACACTTGTAGATGCTGGACGTAGGTTCGCATCAATGGCTGACATGAAGGTTGGCGAGATGGGCGGAGATACGCCTGTTGGAACTACAATGGCTATCATGGAGCGCGGCACTAAAGTTATGTCCGCGATACACAAGCGTTTGCATTACTCTCAGCGTATTGAGTTTAAGCTTCTGTCTAAGATTTTCTCTGAGACTGTGCAGGCTTATCCGTATCCAGCAGACATGCAGATGGGTCCTGAAATCTTTGCACAAGACTTTGATAATCGCGTAGATGTTCTGCCTGTTTCTGATCCTAACATATTCTCTATGTCCCAGCGCATTGCATTGGCACAAACAGAGTTGCAGTTGGTTCAATCCAATCCACAGATACACGGTGGGCCACAGGGTCTATATCAAGCGTATCGTAAGATGTACGAAGCGTTAGGCGTAACTAATATTGATGGCATTCTGCCACCTCCGCCTCCGCCTCCCCCACCAGTTAATCCATCTAAGGAAAACCAGTTGGCTTTACAGGGTGCTCCGTTACAGGCATTCCCAGAGCAAGACCACGAGGCTCACATAGAGGCTCACATGGCAGTTATGTCTACTCCAGCCATGCAACTGAACCCGAATGCCATTATGGCGCTACAGGGCCACATACAGGAGCACATAGGCTTACTTGCCGAGGCTCAGGCTCAACAGGAAGTTATGTCTCAGATTCCACCAGAGCAAATGCAGATGATGCAACAACAAGCTCAAATGATGCAACAACAAGGGCAGATGGGTGGACCACAAGGTCAACAGCCTCCTGCTGATCCTATGGCGCAGTTTAAGCCACAGATTGATTCTCTTGCAGCACAAATTATTGCTGATCTTACAGAGGAGCTTGTACAGGCGGTTACTCCACCTGAGCAGTCTGATCCACTTGTGGACATCAGGAACCAAGAACTCCAGTTGAAGGCTGCTGACTTACAGCGCAAAGAAGCTGAGTTTGAAGCAAAGCAAGAGTTTGCTCGTGAAAGAGAACAGAATGATGTTCTTACCGCGCAGCAACGTATTGATGTTTCTGAGGCTGCATTAGCAGATAAGACTAGAATTGCAGAAAACCGCATTCAAACACAGAGAGACATTGCGGCTCTAAACTCTAACACAAGGAATCAATAAAATGGGATCAGTAAGAGATAAAATGGTTGAACAAATTCGTGCAGCAAAGCGTGGAACTGTCATAGCAGAACCTGTTGTTCAAGTAGAAGTTGTTGTTGAAGAAGTGAGGGCGCGAGATGAAAACGGACACTTTATTGCAGATGACCCAGCCACACCAGAAAACGAAGCGTGGACTAAAAAGCCAGTTGCAAATCCTGCCAAAAATAAAAAAACAAAAGTCAAAAAATCTAAGTAGGTTCAGCAGTATTGCAAGGCCCCAGAGATTCCAAGGTATTTTCTGATTTCTTGGTATTTCTACTTGTATCTCCCGCATAATCTCATACTATATGCGGTATGGATGCACTACACTTAGCAGAATATCTATATAAGAGCATTCGTGAGCGCGATGCCCGTCTAAAAGACAGGCTTGCGGACGGTTCGATACAAACCTTTGAGGAGTATCGGTATATAGTGGGCGAAATACGCGGCATGGCCTACGTTGAGGAAGAACTCAAAGCCGCGATGAAAGGTATAGAGTACGCGGATGACTAAAAAGTTATTTGTGCCAGAATACGTTGCAAAAGCAGCGCAAAAGGCAATTAAGGGAGCATCAGAGCTTCCACAACCAATAGAAAACGCATTTGGCAAAGCTGCCAAGAGTAAAAATACAGATGATCCTTCAGAAATGGAACAATCATCTTTAGAGCGACTGCCGCAGCCTACAGGCTACCGAGTTCTCATAATTCCTTACTATCCTAGCGAAAAGACAAAGGGCGGACTTATTGTTCCTGACGCTGTTCGTGAACGTGAATCTTTTGCTACTGTAGCCGCTTACGTTGTCAAACTAGGCCCAGATGCCTACAGTGACCCCCAGAAATTCCCAAGTGGTGCGTGGTGTAATGAGAAAGATTGGGTTCTTATAGGAAGATATAGTGGAAATAGGTTCAAAGTGGAAGGACTTGAGGTTCGTATTATAAATGACGATAATATTATCTCGACAATCCTTGACCCTAAAGACATTTCGTATGTATAAGTTAATGGAGAGCAAGGAAAATGGCTATGTCTGAAGATATTCGTGAAGACGACGAATTTGAAAATGGTACTTCCGTTGAAGTTGAAGAGGATCAAGTAGATGATACTGATTCTTCTAACGACGACGACGATGAAAGCCGAACAAATGTTCGTGG